AGAGCAATCGAGCAACAAATTAAAGTATTCTAAACTCAGTCTCAATTTTATTAAGAAATACTATTTTAGACCCTACTGTCTGGTTTAGGTTTTATAACTCTATTGCATTTTAGGCCAAATTGTTTTGTTTTTATCCTTTTCTCCGAAATTATAAATTTTGACATTATGCTCTTTTCCTGATCTAGAACTTAAACTACTTATTCTATGACTTATACCTTTTCTCTCGCCCATAGATTATCTCCCTTTTATTCTTGTTCTGAAGAAGTAGCACCTGATCCCAGAAATTTGTTAAACACATCATGTAGGTCTAATCTCTTCTTTCTCTTTTTTGGCTTTAAGTTTGCCAATTCTAAGTCAATCTTGCTAACAGCGTTAAATATCATGCTGCTTATTTCTTCGTTAGTTATGTTCGAATACAAACACTTTTCTGTCAAGAATTCTACATCAGCAACTATGTAACTTCTGATATTTTTCAATATTTTATGTTTTCCAGAGTCATATACTTCTAGCAGAGCTTTTTTGATTAAAGCTTCTGCTTTAAATGGCTCTTGTACTGCATAATTTGGAGTAGCTAGAGAGATGAAATTTTCCAAGCTATCTGCTACACCTAACAACACTATCTCTTTTTTGTCATTGAGAAAGTGTCTTTGTATGAATCCACTTATTCTGCAAGTCATGACAGCATCTTGAACACAAAGCAATCTATTTTCCCTCACTGGCCTCATTGCAAAGTGACTTCTCAGGAGCTTCATTATATCATGTTCTTCTCCTTTAATGCATAACATCAAGAATTTCATCAATTCACCTAGTAATAAAGTATTCGCAGGTATTAGATATGAGCTCTTCTTTTTAGTTAATCTCATTTGCCTTGCAATCTGATCATAAGTAGAAGAATCATCTATAATTTCCACTGGGTTCAATTCCAAATTTACTTCATCCAACTTCAAGTTTTGCCCAGTCACACTAAACCCATGTGCTTCTAACACCTGTATGACTCTTTCTGATATTTTAATATCTTGGAGGGATATGTTTATATTCATAAAATTGCTCATTACCTCGTTATTCAATTTCATCTCATAGTCAAAATGAACAGTGTTAGGCAGGCTCCTCTTAAATCCAGGTATAAATGTTTTGTTTTTTATATTTTGGAAAGCAATTAAGTTTAAAACTGAATTACTTGTATGGCATGCCTCGCAAGCTTTGATCAACTTTAAAAGTTCAAATAAGTCAAATCCTTGGGATGTCATGACCTCACTTGCAGATAGTGAGTGGAAATCAGCTCCGTTGGCTTTATATGTTTTAATCCCTTTTGAATCATTGATCATTGAGAACTTCAACATTGTGCAGACATCTTTAAATGTTGATAAGCTATTTGTCCATCTAGTTAGTTTTTCTACAGCTTCATCCACCCTGTCAGATGATTTATATTTTTCTTCGACAATCTGGTCCAATAGACCTTTGTGAAAGTCCACCGTAGATTGAAAGTCAACTCTCTTCAAATAATTTTCAAACTCTTCCGATGTCTTGCATGTTTCTAATCCTTCTACAGCCAATTTATGAATCTGGTCCACCGAATCCTTAATACATTCTATAGCATCACTATCATCTATTCCTTGTATTGATTGTTCTATCAAGTTTTCCATTTCATTACCATACTCTAAGCTCTTTTTTAGGTTGGCAAGAATAGTGTCCATCAAACTGTCATCATTGTCTATCATCTTGTATAGTTCTGTATAACATTCTCCTGTTTCTGCTTTCCTTAACCTGTATTTTGATTGATTGTTCATTAGATTCCAAGCAAAGTCAGAAGAAGGGATGTATTTTATATCACCTTTAAACTTAATTTTTTCTAATGTGATTGGTCTAGTTGTATCATTGATAAGTATTAAAAGTGTTTTGTTTGAGCTTTCATGGATGCAGAATTGATTTGGCATCAGATCAGCCCTGACATTCAAGAAGGTTTTAATAGCACTCTGTTTGTCCAAAAGTAGTTTTTGAAGCAATTTATATGCTGATCTAACATGTACTTCCCATATCTTCCCATCATCTTCTCTCTGATATTCATACGGCGAGTGCAAATGAATTGATATATCTTGGTTTGACATGGCCAATTGCCCATAGTTATATTGAGTTTTTATTCCAATTTTATATGCATGGCCTGAAACATAGTAACCTCTCACATCTTGTTCATCTGTTTTGATGTAATGGACTTCACTTTGCCTGATTTGGTCTATCACAAATTTGAACTCTTTTTCATTGATATAATCAAAATTGTATAGCCATGCTGCATGCTTACTCATTGCAATCATTTGAGGTCTGAATGAGAGAGTAACATGAGTTGATGTCTTTATATTATTTATGGCTCTTTTCACTTCTGAAATTTCAGACTTCATTTTCTTCATAAGATCTACACCATTGAAATTCAGTCTACACAACACTTGCTTGATTGATTCTATAGTCATGGCTGGGAACAGACTTTGCAACCTATCAGACACATATGCACAACAATCAATTGATTTTTCTAGATTCATATCTCTCTGCAATGATATAATAAGCCTTGAACTCCTATCTATTACAAAATTCAGATTAGTGTAAAAATTTATATTTGTCAGACGACTATATATTGTGCTCCATATAGCTAAGGTGTTTGTTATAAAAGTTTTACCCAAATTGTACTTAGAATAAAAAGGGAAATTCTTTCTAGAGAAACATGTATTAATGGAAAGAAGTTTGTTTTGAGACTGAATCATGTAATTTATGCTCAGAACATATCTCTTCAAAATGTCAGCATTTTGAAATTCTTCTGTTTTATACTGTTTGCTGACATTTTGAATGCACTCTTTAACATCATCAAATGTCTTTCTGTTCCCAAAGATATCATGCAGTATAGAAATGGAAGTTTCAGTTAAGGGAAGCTTTTTTAGACCTAATTCGATTAGGTAATCCATGCCATAAACTGCTGACATTACAATTAAGCCTGGTGATCCTTCAATTACACTAGGGACTTTCTCTGTAATAAACCATCTGAAATTGTAATTAGCTTTAGGAATAGAGGCGTTGGCAACAGTGTTCTCCATGAGTGATACAACCATTTCAAAATTCATATCCCTCACCATCAAACCTGATATTGTATTTATTATCTTGAAGTCATTTCCTTCTGAGCTCATTATCTCTTTCATTTTCATAGACATATTGTCTTTATATGAAACCATAATTTTTGAGTTTGGATCTAAAAATGTTTTAGCCTTAGATCTCAAAATCCTATCTAATGCCAGTTTTTCTGTTGATTGACTTGACATTTGGTTTCTTTTGCTTACACTGCTGTATGCATAAAGATTTGTCAAGATATAATCTTTATCATTCATTGGTGCAATCAGAAATGATTCTGGATGAGAAGACATGTGCCTGCTTAATTCTTCCAATTGTATTTGTGATAGAAATTTAGATTCATTTATTTCTCCAAGGTCTCTTTCATCCAGACTAACAGGCTTTAAAGCATCAATTATATCTGTATTTTTTCTCAAATTAGGGAATAGCTTACAGAAATCTTGAAAGCTAGAATTCTTGAGTAATGATCCTTCACTAACAAAGCTTGGTAACTTTATGATTTGTGTTATCATAGACTGGAACTTCATCCCTACATTTAGACTATCACAATCTTCAGACATCAAACTAGTTTTAAACAGATTCACCATGCATATCATCTTTTTGTCTGCTTCTATTATGTTTTGATATTTTATCCTTTTAAATAATTCATTGATCCTTAGATCTATATAACCTAGAGAGTTAACATTTTTCTTGAGACTGCTAAAATCCTTCACATTGAAGAAATCTAATATAATTTTGTAATATATTAACTGATCATTTGAAGACGGACCCAGGATAGACAGTAGTTCAATAGGGGCATGCATCCAACCACCAGCACATATAGGGATTTCCCTCTTCTTTAAAGGAAAGTTAATATCTTTAACAATAGAAGTTATGTCATTTTCCTCACCTGGAAGCATAGAGTATATGCTAAGTGATTGAATTTGTATTGCTGCATAAGCAAATGGTATTAATTCATTAGGACATCCTTTTCTCAAAAGCATGGTTATGTGGATAGAAAGAGACATTAGGTCATCAAAATAACTATTATGTGAGCTTTCAGTGCTACAGTTAGCTAAATGCCTACAGTATAAAGGTATAACTGCTCCATTAATGATTCTTTCAGAGATAAACTCCACCTCAGATTCAGATGCATAACTCTTTTTAGGATTTAATGTGATACAGTAACTCTTAAAATGAGACTGGATGCTTCTGAATAGTAACTCTGATAAGCTAGAACAATTGAAGCTGGAAAGGAGTTTCTTTATGTCTCCCCTAACTACAATGGATGTTGCATTATCATCAGAATGCACCATCCATCTTATTGTAAAATCATAATCTTTCATTTTCTGCATAGCTTTTACATAACCCATCATGGCACAAGAATGATAGACAGATGACAGGTAGTTTAAATTCCCTTGAAGCCAATTCATAGACACTGGGAATGTGTTTGTCTCTAAGTTATCAGCCAAAACAGACAGAGCAGTTCCATAGGATCCATATTCTGTTTGACGCCTCTTTAGATTTAGAAAAATGTCAGTGGGAATGCAAACTCTTTTCAATTTCACATACATCATTATGCATTCACACATTAGGTTGATTTCACCTGTTGTTAAAATAGGGTTCATCATGACAGCCAGTATATATTTGTAAGTTAAATCTGAAGCTGACCATTTTGATTGGTCGGCTGACAAGAAAGCCATTTTACATTCTAGATTTTTTTGGAGAGCAGTATTGTAATTGGTTATAGTGTCATATGATAAGGATGCCAAATTCTTTATCTTGTAATCTCCAGAGATTGAGATTGCTTCAGATGGATCAGATTGTGCTACATGCTTATATGTATGTTCTATAAAATATAACATCATTTTTGTTTTCATGCTCATGAGATAAATCTCTCTATCCATTTTTGTCCTCTGCATCTTTTCGAACACAGAAACAAGGAAATCTGTGTTCCCTGCATTAGTTCTTGATTTCATCAAGATAAACTCTAGCAATTGGATAAATGTCACTCTATTACCTTTCAATCCACGACCTAATTTTTCTAGAGATTCCAGATCAATTTCTGTTATCTTATTGAATTCTTTGATCAAGTCATATAATTCTTCGCTAACTTTCTTTGACTTCAGCACCGGAGTTGTTTTAAAATAACCATATCTTACTTTCATGAATGTTTCTACTGTTAAAGGATGACTTTTGTAATAGAATTTGTCCTGATTTGTTTTCATGAGCACCTTGTTACTTCCTGACATCATGTTAGAAAAAAAGTGCAGATACTTTGATTCTTCTAGATTTTCCATTTCCATAAAATTCAATAATGACTCTCTGTCTTCTACAAAACATTTTAAGACTCCTTTCAATATGTATAAGTCAGACCCTTTAATATCATCCGGATGCTTTCCAAATGTTGATTTTAAAGCTGAAATTATCTCAGAACTTTTTATAATGTCTGCTTTTGAACATTTCTTGGAAGATGTCAAAGTTTTTATCTTGTATGGTGCAGATAAGAAATCTTCTTTGTCTTCAATATTTGACCTACAAGCACCAACATTGATAATATTTTTTCTATAGTAGTCAAATAAAGCTTTCACATTGAGAACTCCATTAATGGAAAATGGACCAGAATCATTGAACATTTCTTTTTTTGGTTTAATCTCATCACCTATCATAAATCCCATCTTTTCCCTAAATTTAATTTCCCATTCAGCAGGCACACTTAAAAGTGTTGTGAGGTTATGAACATGAGTATGCAAAGATTTAGGCATCATATAGATTGCTAGATAGACATTGTTATATAAACATTCTATGGTCTTCAATGTGGAACCTGTAATAGGACAGACAATATCTAAGTCTGATATACCTCCAGACATATCGTTTTCTTGATCAATGGTCAAAGGTTTTATACTATTACTTAAGTTAATTCCTTCCATCTTTAAAAGAAGGTTCTTTATGCCTGAAACAAAGAAACAGTCAATGACATTAGTAATGTCAGGATCAAATTTTTCTGCTATGTATTCCTTAATGTTAGAGTAATCGGATAATGGCAAAAAGCCAGCATACCTCATGAAATCAAATATCCCCATTCTGCTGAGCTTGGTCACAGTACCTATGATCACAGAAGAAAACAATATCTTTTGAAGATATTGTATCTTGTTCTCAGGGCATGTGAACACATCCACAGATGATTGGTTTAGCCATTTCTTTATTTCTGTGCTCAGCAAAGAGTATTGCGAAAAGAGTATAGGTACTTTACTAGGAGCCTTGAATAGGCTTAGTAATCGAACTTGATTCAATCTCTGAGGTCTCATGATGTTGATGAAGTAATTCCCTGCTTTAAAAGAAGTGATTAATTCTTTTGTATACAAAGACGCAAAGAAAGGCTGTATACCTTTTTCTACTTTATGCAAAGTGATATATGGTACACCTGATTTTCCTGTGTTTATGCCATCACCTTTGAATGCTAGGCATATCATGCTTGTATTAGCACAAGTTAGGATCTTGAAATCTGTTTTCTTCATAAATCTGTCAGCTACCATTAAACCCTTTGCCATCTGCATCATGTCTTCACTATATGTGTACACAGATAATTCTTTGGCCACTTCATGGATATTCTTAGCAATTGTCATTTCTGATTCTATTAAATTGCCTTTAGCAAAGAGTGAAGCAGGGTTGGAACAATATTCATCATAAACAGAGCTTATCTTACTTGGTTTATTCTTTCTCTCATCCATTCCATAAAGAACATACATGGCTTCTATCATTGATTCACAATGATACTTCACATCAGGGTTATCATGCCTGATAAGTTTTTTATTATGCGTCACTCCTTTAATGCTCGTTTGGAAAGGTATATTAGCTTTAGACACATCATATTCTCCACTAGGTCCATTCGAGTCTTCATCTTTCTGTTTTGCTATAGATTCTTGTATTTTGCTCTTGAGCTCATTTTTTATGTCTATTTTCTTCTTTTTCCCCATATCAATGTACATTAAGCTTAAGCCCTTAAAGAAATGTTTTCTTGCTTCATTATCAGCAGAAGGTGATAAAGTAAACTCATTACCATTTCTGGTCTTGACTTTCCCTATATCTTTCCATTTTTGGGAGGTTTCTGTTCGTTTAACTTGAATGCTACCATCTTTAACATCAACAACATCTTCCAAAGTGGCCTTTGAGTGACCTGTTGTGTCTGTGCTTAAGTCAACCAGACAAGTTCTAACTAGATTGAAAAGGGTCATGGAAAAGTGAATATCCATCTTGCTACCTCCATATGATTTGTGATGAATTAATTTAGGTTGTTCATCAAAAGCATCTCTGAAAGACTGTATGATAGCATTATTATAATTTCGCTCATTCATTTCTAATTCTTCTGTCATAGGTGACCAACAGATTGAAAAGTTTGTCTTGGTCTCTTGAAGATCGTTTGTAAAACATCCAGGGTATTCTTTTTGATATTCCTCAGCATTAATGTTGAAAGCACGTTCAATGCTTTCTATTTCCACTTCTTTGGCTTTCCTATATAACACATCTGATTTTATCTTCTCCAAATGATCCTCATACAAATTTTCAAATATCAATTCATTTTCTTCTAAGTACTCTTTAAGCTTTTCTTCTGTTTTTATAGGTTTAACTTTCATCATTTCACAATGTGCTTTGTACCCTTCAAACCTATCTTTGAGATGGAGATCACTCATGGTTTCTTTAAAATACAAATAATTGCCAAATAAGAAATGCACAAGTGTCTCTTTGTTCACTGTGTTGTTAGGCATTGCATCAATTAGATCAATTATGTCTTGGCTGATTTGATTATTTGATAAATTTGTTTTCCTATACTCATATGACCAATGACTGAAGAAAACTTCTGAAGATCTGTTCATATACTCCCCTACCTTAGTTAAGAGAGAATTCTTGAATGTTTGCGTTTCTGAGTAAAATCGTCTAAAGCAATCTGCGCCTAGGCCAATAAGCTGTCCCAGGGAATTTACAGAAATAAGCTTTGCTGCAGAAGCTGCCTTCTTCCGATCATTGAAAGTCTTATAAGGGGAATTTCTAAATTCTTGAATGACTCTGCTGGTGGTTGCAACTATTGGCATATTCCCACTCGGGTTCAATACAACGATCGTTATGAATATAGGATGCCTTTCCAAAAAGGGTTGACCATCTATGGTGATATCTTTGAATGTTTTCCACACACTTGTGTAGTAGTTCTCAGATGTTTTAGCTTCTGAAACAGCATCTACTGAAACTTTCCAATCATATATCATCAAGCATGCTTTTTCACCTTTAGTTTCTTTGTATATTGTGTAGTTGTCTGGAGTGAGATGTTGGAAGACCAACTTCTCTTTCAATCCATCTATGTCAACTATCTGGTTAATAATGTTTGTGGAGGTGTTGCAGAATTCTATATAAGACATAAGACAGTCCTTTAAGAAAACATCGGATCTATGCTTGGGTGCAAAATGCAATCTTCTCCCAGCAAGGACACCAAATAGATCGTGTCTCATCAGCTCCAGTTCCTTATATTTGTCAAGAAAAAGGTAAATCTCTTTTTCCATCTCTTTTTGATCGATTGAAGAAGAGCTTTGGTGGTATCTGGATTTCATATCTTCAATTCTGTCTAGAACGTAATTCATTGACATTATTGAATTGAGACCAGATTCAATTACTCCTTTCCCTTCAGGATACCCTCTTTCCACGATGTTCGACATAGACATGATTTCATCTTTTATACTTCGTAGATACACGGTAATTTCGCCTGAAGTATCTAAGAAATTGTTTATAGTTTGTATGTTCATTACTGATATTCTTATTGTTGCACGATTGCTCT